CTGGATTGGACATTTCCGAAGCGCAACTAAAGAGCCCGACCCTGACAGGATGAAGCTGATCATTCGAGCCCAGATAGGGGATAACAGCAGCTACGATTTCCATACCCGGATAATCGTGGATGGGCTGTTGGCTAGGAACTGGGAACTGTGCCTGGTGCCATACAACCAGGATGCTTGGACTCGAGTCATCCCCAAAAAGTATGACCGGCTGCTTGCCAGGCAACCTCAGTTCGATGCACCGACGCTGATTATCCATCCTCCCAAGCAATTTCCTGACGACCCTCAGAGAACGATTTACAGCACTATGTGGGAAACCACCCGGATCCCTCAGAACTGGATAGGGAATCTCAACCGTTGCCGGGCTCTGATCATTCCGACCATGGCAAACATTCTCAGCCTGTCGGGCCAGGGGGTTAACGTGCCCATGCACAAAGTCGAATTTGGCATTGATACGGAGACATTCACCTACCAGGACTTTGAGAGTCGCCCCTACACCGTTTTTGGTACCTCGGGCATCACTCGGCATGGGTGGCCGCGAAAGGGCTTTGATGAGTGCGTGGAGGCTTTTATCCGGGCATTTCCAACTGGCAAAGAGAAAGTCGAGCTGCACTGCAAAGCATACCCAAAAGATCCTCTGCCGGGGTTTACGGATGGTCGAATCATTGTGGACCAGGGTGAGTGGCCCAAAGAAAAACTTCGAGACTGGTATGCGTCACTCGATGTGTATCTGTGTATGTCAAAGGGCGAGGGATGGGGATTAATGCCGCATGAGGCAGCTGCTGTCGGCAGGCCCAGCATCCTACCTCCATTCTTTGGTTTCTCGGAGCATATGACTCCGGAGGTTAGCTACCCGGTCGAATACGACCTGGTACCAGCTACCCACTACTACGAGGGGCAGGGGGTATGGGCTGATCCTGACGTGGATCATGCTGCCCAGCTGATGCGGCACATACACAACAATCGGGATGAGTTGATCAGGAAGAGCAAAGCGGCATCGGCTCATGCTAGGAGGTACACCTATGCCAGGATGGTCGATGGTTACGTGAGAGTGATTGAGAAGTATTTCAGCAAAAGCCATGGATATTGAACAGATAGTCGCACTGATACAAGAGACAGCTGATAACGATACCTGGGCGCCTGACGAGGAGTTCTCGGTTTTTAACCAGTGGGACAAAAGCTACTACATCGCTGATCGGGAAAGATTCACTCACAAGTATCGCGTCTTTAAAGCGATTACTAGCGTGCTAAAGCCCGAGCACATTGTTGAGCTTGGGACTCATGGAGGAAGCGGTGCAGATGCTTACCTGACCGGAGTAGACTACCAGGCCCGGTATACTGGCTACGATTCGTTTGGGACTGCATACGATGAGAATGGGGAACCATGGGAACCTGCGGAGCGATGCAAGATGCTTTTTGCTGCTCGGGGTTTTAACCGTTTTAACCTGGTTACTTGCGACCTCAGGCTCACTGATCGTGTAGCAGCTGGCGACCTGGCCATCGTGGATGCTGGACACGATTATCGGAATGCGTATCAGGATCTGATTCTGTGCGCCAGGACCGAGCCCGATTACATCCACGTAGACGACTTTCCCGGGAATGGAGAGGTCCATATGGCTGTTGAGGATTTTATCAGAAACTACAGGGACTCGGTTGATGGCATGGCATACATCAGTCACATCAGCGGAAGCGCCCTGATCAAGATGCGCTATGACGACGTTTAGATCTGACACTTGGGACGAGGCAATTTGGAACCTCGTCAACGGGATGAACGAATATCGGGTGAACCGGTTTGCCGGGAAAATCGTTGTAGACGTTGGAGCCCACATAGGATCTTTCTCCAGGTTGGCAGCTGATAACGGAGCCACTGTAGTCTACTCGTTTGAGCCCAACGCGGATAACTACAGGGTGTTATGCGAGAATGTGGCCGGCACCCAGGTGCAGACATTCAACATGGCTGTCCATGCTGCCTCTGGGCTGCTTGTAAAATCCATCGAAAGCCTGGAACCGACTAATACAGGAGGGTGTGGAGTAATACTTAGCCCAGATGGGGAGGGAACCCCAACCATCTCGATGAACGACATCATAGACCTGGCCGGGTATGTCCACATTCTGAAAATGGATTGCGAGGGTGGTGAGTATCCTGGGCTCCTCAAATGCACAAAGCTGAACCGGGTGGATGCCATTGTGGGAGAGTATCACGGTCACGCCACCGAGACCATTGAGGGGCTCAAAGAGTATTTAAACAACAACGGTTTCAGTGTGGGGCTGGAACCAACAGCTGATGACCTGGGACACTTCTTTGCTGTCAGACTGTGAGAGCAGATCTTCCGATCCATTACTACAACCCTGAGTTGGCCCCGGAGTGGTTGCAGCAACACTGCCCAGTGGAGCCCTGGTATTCTAGACTCCTAGAGATCGACTACAGCATCATCAGGAAGCCCGATTCGGATATACTGATTCCGGTCAGCCTGTTTGATAGCAACTTGCACGATCACACCGGGCTTACTCGGAACGACCCCGATCACTGGCATCAGAAGTATTACTCATCGCTATTGGCGAACATTGCCAGGCTTGGTGAGCTCAATGGGGATGTAGCAGTGGAAATGTTTGTCGATCCGCTCCTGGCTCCCATGGTGTTGGATGGGATTACCGACGACAGGGTAAACTTCCATGTCATGAAGCACACCGCAATCGGTGCCACTGGTATGTTCTGGCGATTCTTGGTTTCGGATATAGTGGGTGCTCGTCGATGCAGGGCAGCTGTCGAGATGGACATTGACCTGGATTGGCGAGACTTCTTCCCCATGCTCACTGATTACTTCCCGGTATCCCCGGTGTTTTACCCAAGAGGCGAAAAAGCTCTCAGGGTTTACCCAGGTGCAGAGCCTCAGAAGTACACGCCTGTTTGTGCTGGGCTATTCAGCTACAGAATGAGGGACGTGTCTTTCAATGTAGCTGAGATGGTTTGCAGGTATTGGAATTACTGCAACAACCTGTTGTCGGTGATTGAGCCTAAGAACGAATTCAACATGCCGTTTACGCATCACCCATGCGGGTTTGGGAACACCTGGAATTTTTACGGAAACGATGAGCGTTTCTTATGCAAGATTCTTTATTACGTTTTGCGACGTAAAGCGTGCCTGCACTTCCTAATGAAGAGGGAAGATATGGACAATCCACTCGAGGCTGAAAAAGCCGACATGGAGTTCACCAGGTCGCATGGCGGGAATGTATACGCTATCTGATGCCGGCTCACGACAAACCAAAGAAGATAACGCAGAAGCAAAAAGATGCGTTTGATCCATCCATAGTCCACCTCGACAGATTTGCTGAGGACATATTCGGGCTCAAACTCTACAAATGGCAGCGAGATGTTTTGGGAGACCTGGACAAGCCTGGATCCAGGGTCGCTTTAAAAGCAGCTAACGGTTCGGGTAAAACTGCAATGTGCGCCGCGCCAGCTGCGCTATGGCACGCACTGATGTTCCCCGACTCTGTCTGTGTCACTACATCGGGTGTTTACCGTCAGGTCAAAGAACAGATGTGGCCGACGATCAGAAGCTTGTCCAGGAAAGTGGAGGGGTTTGGCATTGAGATTAATCAGACTGACCTACGCATACCCCAGCTCAACTCTAGGGTCATTGGTTTCTCGACTGATGATCCTGGGCGATTTGAGGGTTTTCACGCCGAGAACCTGATGGTCATCATCGACGAATCAAAGTCGGTCAAAGATAACATCTTTGAGGCAGTCGAGAGATGCCAGCCAAACAGGATGCTGGTTATGAGTTCGCCGGGCGGGAACTCCGGTGAGTTCTACAAGATTTTCACGCGGCATTCGGACATCTACAAAACCCATACGGTCACTTCGTTTGATTGCCCTCATATCGAGAAAGCCTGGATTGATCAGCAGATCAAACGATGGGGCGAAGATCACCCGCTGGTTAGGTCCATGATTTTCGGAGAGTTCATGGCGACCAGCGATGAGTCTCTCTTGGTATCCTACGATGCATACCAGAAGTGCATGACCTCTCCTCCCAAGCACGTTAAGACCAGCCCAGTAGCTGGGGTAGACTTTGCAGCTGGTGCCGACGAGAACGTGCTGGCAGTCCGCGAGGGTAACAAGATCACCAGGATCGTTTCTTGGGTTGATAAAGACACGATGGCCTCAGTCGGTAAATTCATCATGGAATTCCGAAAAGCGAATCTGAAGCCTGAGGACATATACTGCGACGAGGGTGGCCTGGGTCGCCCCATGGCGGATGCGCTACGAGAAGCCGGCTGGGATATCAACCGGGTTAACTTTGGTGGACGCGCCAGGGACTACGACTCTTTCGTGAATCGGGCAGCTGAAATGTGGTATGAGACTGCCAGGCTGATTGAACGCCAAGAACTGATCTTGCCAGATGATGAGGTTCTCATGGCCCAACTAACCAGCAGACGGTGCCGAGCAAACAAAGCTGGTAAGATGGAGCTCGAGACAAAGGGCGAGATGAAGAGCCGAGGGCTGTCATCCCCGGATAGAGCGGATGCTGTTTGCATGGCGGTGGCGATGGGCTCCGAGCATGACTACATGGAGACTTACGTGCGACCATCAATTGAGGAAATGTTTGATGGAATTGAGATCCCGGACGGGTATGCATCCGCTTCCAACGGCATCCACTGTGGATAGATTCGGAAACTTAGCTATTGAGCAGTTGAGGGGCACCAATACCCTCGACCAATAATGGACTATTCTGAGCTCTTCAGTCTGACCATGGACGACCTGCAAGACCGGTCCCTCTGGGAAACCCGGCAGCAGATGTACTATGATCTGAGGCATCATGGGTTGAGGCGCAAGTCAAAGCCCTGGCCGGGTGCAAGCGATGCCCACTTCCCTCTCTCGGACACAATCATCAGCAACCTCAAACCGTATTACGTGCAACAGCTGTTTGCCCTAGATACGGTAGCCTCTTTTGTTTCCCTCCGCGATCAGAACACTGCGCTGACAACAGCTGCAAGTCAGTGGTTTGACTATAAGCTGAAGCAGAAGTCCAACCTCCAGGAGGAGATTATCTCTGCCATTGACGCGATGCTCGTCAGTGGCAGGGGCATTTTAAAGACAACCTACGATCTGGATGCAATGAAGCTCAAATTTGAGTCGGTTGATCCAATGCACCTGATCGTGCCCCACACTTGCAAAAGCCTGGACACGGCAGACAGATTCACTCATGTCCAGCATTACACTCCCGAATCATACCGTCGCCAAGTTGGGTTTAACCAGGATGCCGGGTTCTTGAAGTCGATTACCGGCGGATACACTGCTGAGGCAGGCGATGACAATCGCCGGCAGATGCAGCTTCAACGTGAGGGCATCACCGAGTCCTACGAACGTCAGGTAATCGTTTGGGAGACCTACGTCCAGAACGATGACGGTGAGTGGGAGATTTACACTTACAGTCCTCACAACCTCGAGGAACCTGTTCGGGCACCCATGAAAGTGCCATACGATCACGGGCTCCCTCCGTTTATTTCGTTTCAATACGAAATCAAAGATCCAGGTTGGTACTCTCCACGCGGAGTGGTCGAGCTGGTCGCAGTATTCGAGACCGCACTCTCCAAGCTGCTGAATGAGAAGAATGACGCTATGACGTTATATAACCGGCCACTTTTTCGGTCTTCTCGTTCGTTACCCAATACTAGCAACCTCCGATTCACTCCCGGACAGATCTTGCCTGAGGACATTGCGCCAATCCCAATGCCTCAGCCACCCATTAGCTTTGACACTCATATGGTGCTTTACCGGGAGCTGGCGCAGCAACGTGTCAGCACCCCCGATTTCGGTATCAGTCAAAGCCTGGAGAAACAAGAGCGACGCACAGCGACTGAGATCTCTGCCATTGGCAATCTGTTCTCGCAGTCAGCCGACCTGAGAATGCGTACATTCCGTATGCAACTCAGCAAGCTTTACGAGCAATGCTGGTCACTACTGAACCAGTTTGATGAGACCTCGCTGAACTATTTCTACCTGGAGACATTGCAGGCAGTGCCCCAGGAAGCGATCCACCAGGACTACGAGATCATCCCAAGCGGATCAGCTGATGGGGTGAACAAGACTTTCCACTACCAGAAAGCCCTGGGGAGGTTCCAGATGTTTGCCCAGGATCCGTTTGTGGATCAGATGGAACTGCGTAAGTCAGTCCTCGAGGCAGATGATTCCGGGCTAGTCAAGCGCCTCTTGGTAGATCCAAACGCAAAAGCAGCTGATGCAGCTGAGGAGCAGGCAATTGAGCTTGGCATCATGCGTATCGGCTTCCCAGCCCAGGTCAAACCTACTGACGACCATCCTACGCATGTCCGCACCATGCTCGACTACCTGGCGCTCAAGAGTAGTCAAAACGCTGACACTGACCCTGTAGAGATACAGCGGATACAGGAGCACTTG